AACGCACAGGATTGAGAGTACCTATCGGGTTACTCGCCAGTAGCGACTTCCATAGTGCAGTCAGGCTTGACTGGTCTATAGAAGTATGCCTTGCTAGCAGGAAGGTCGAGTTCGGTATTTGGTTCTAAGTCTAGGACTTTGAACTTCTGATAATCAGAATCATTGACAAATACCAAATCGGGCTTCTGTTCTGCAAGGTCGCTAATGGCAACGGCGTCTAACACAGATGGTAAGGAAATGTCAGTATCACTGCAAGTGATTCTGATATTGTCACTGGGAATCCAGCGACCATTTCTATCCGTCTCGTGCTCAAAGACGCCATTCACGAGTGAACCACGATAAGTGTTCGATACGCGTATCGATACCGTTCGTGTTTTCGCCATAACGTATAAGCCTTCAGGTTTATGGGTTAAAGAAATCCGTTCCACTCTTGGAATCGGCTACAAGTAGCCAGCAGGGGTGTGCACCAGTACACGTGGCGTGCCAGCCTTGTGCTGGCAGTTTTTTAGGCTCGATGGGACGGCACAGTTGTGTACCTTGAAAGGTTTCTCAACTGGGCATCGACCCATAGGGCGTAAAAACGCACGGGTACGGTGCAGTGTATATCACGTACTCCCATTCTACAGTAATTTTTGAAACTTTTTTATTATGAGTAAAGTAAGGTATAGTTGAGATTACTAATGTGTTGGATGGGCTACTCAATCCTTGTAGCGTAATGTGCGATTTTTACTACATTCCTGCTATCTCTTATTAATTCGTTAGATAACGGGATGTACCTAAAGGGAATCATAACTATTGCATTTGTAAAAAAAGGGTTTTATTTTTTTTATACTTTTTATTGTACTTAACTAATTATTAAGGGGTAGTTTCGTGCTAGATAAATACATAGATAGCTCAGGAGCATTAGATTACACTAAGCTCTGGAAAGATGTAGCTGATATAACCGGCTTTGGGGCTGAAAAACGGCGTGAATTATACTATAAGGAGGTAGTGGATGCCTACAATACTCAAAAGATTACTGATAATACTCCAACTAGGGACAGACCTACTGTACCTGAAGGGGAAAAAGCACTTTATGACCGTAAAGTGGTGGATACAGGACAACTTCCTTCTGAAGAAGAAGTAGTAGATAGTGTGAATAAGCGGAGCAATCGGAAGTTTGAGATGACCGATTACGACCAATTCTGCGATTATGACGCTTATGATGATGATTATCTAGTAGAAGTCAAGGTCCGTAGGAAGTGGTACCCCGATACTCTCATAGAACACGACAAGATGGAACGTAATATCAAGAGATGCCAGGGATTGTCTAAGGAATTTCTTTATATTGTGGCTACAAATGAAGATATATACGTATTTAATGTGAGTAAACTACTAGAAAAGGACTATAAATTCCGTTGGGATTGGAAAGAAATGCCTAAAAACACTGATTTTGGGGGTTCTGAGGATAAAATAGTCAAATTTGTAGGTTTTATAGACGTATCGGAGGCAAGTGTACACTATAACGATAAATCATAAGGGGGCTGGACCAACAGAATACCCTGTTTATCTTACAGATGAAGCAAAAGTGGAGAGATTACAGTACAAGCATTGGCAAAAAGCCAAAGAAGGAGACTGGGCTGAGACTGATGATGGATATGTTGCGAAGGTTATCACTAGAAAGACTTATACTGATGATGCTGGTAGGGATTCTTATTACTATCGTATGCCTTTTGGCTATATTATGTGGAACCCTAAGTATCCAAATAAACAATTCTGTGCCGGTGGACGAAGTGCAAACAACACTTTTACTGGCAAAAAGTGGCTGGATGTGGTCACTAACACTGAATCCTACAAAGCTTTAGCTATGTGGGCGGCATTAACAGAAGATAGAGATGTTGCTATCGACCAAGTATTTGGTCCTGTTTCTGCTGGAAAACGCCGTAAATTAAGACGGCATATGCGAACGGAGGCTTTTAAGACTATGAAAAGAGACGAAGCACAAAGACTTTTAACTGATAAGCGAATGGATGCTAACTTTTTCATTGATTTAATGAATGAGGGTATCGAATTAGCTAAGGATAAGAAAGATGTCAACGCTATTAGGGGGTTTGTGAATGACGGTTTTGAGATTCACGGTATGAAAGACAAGGAAACTGTTGTTACTACCGAGAAGCTTGAGGCTGTACAGACCCGTAAATTGATTGATAATATCAACCAAGAAGAAGAAAAACTGATAGCAACCCGTAAAGTAGAAGAACCTATCAAGGAGGATAGTAATGATGCTGTGGATAAAGACACTACTGGAGCCTGAACACTTCCCAGCGTGGGAAGCGTACTTGTTTTTTATGCTGATATTTTTTGTCAGTATGACTTTTAGATTAGCTAGAATAGAAAGGATATTAAGAGATGATAGAACTTAGTTTGTTATTTGTAGCAATACTTGTTTTTATTAACAGTGAGCTCTGGGTAAGAGGTTATTGGGATAATGATAGACCAAAGTAAGGGTCAAGTATCGTGGAGAAAGACCAAAAACTGGAAATTTCCATACAAAGACCCTGTTTGGAAGGATAAGAAATGGCAAAAGGACCGAGAAAGTCTATTCAAAGAAAACGGGAACGATTGGTATATAACACTATGGAATCGTATCTGGCTCCGCAAAAGGAGGTAATCTTTCAAAATTGGTACATTGTTAGGGATATGTTCTCTAACAGTGATATTGAAAGAATCTTACAAAGTGTAGAGGACCTACCATTGGTTGCTGGGACAACCTTAGGAGACTCCGAAGACTATAGAATCTCTGATGTTAAGTGGATACCTAAGTTCCAGAGTGATGAATATGGGTGGATTTATGATAGATTATGGCATTGGGTAGAGATTGCTAACAGTGAATTATGGGATTTTGAGTTAATAGGGTTTAAAAATGACACCCAATATACAGAATATGCTAAGGAAGGTAAGTATGATTGGCATATGGATATATGTGGAGAAGGTATTAATCACAGGAAGATTAGCTTAACTTGTTGTTTGAATGAGGGTTTTGAAGGTGGTAACTTAATGTTTAAGCTAGGGAGAGAAGATATCGAAGTAGAATTAAATAAAGGGGATGCTTGTATATTCCCATCATTTTACTTGCATAGGGTTGCACCCATAACAAAAGGTAAGAGGAAGAGTCTAGTTCAATGGATTTCGGGGAATCCGTACAGGTAGGGGAAGATTTTGAAGCAAGATATGCGGCAGAACAAGCCCTTAAGAAGCTTAGGAGTAATATAGGACTATTCGGTAGGACTATGTTTCCTACAGCCTTAAATAAGGCAGTTCCAACCTTTCATCACGAAATATATAAAAATTTATCCGATGGGCTGAAGAAGCGTCTACTCATAGCCGCCCCTCGTGGAACGGCTAAAAGCACAGTGACCTCCTTGATACTGCCCCTTCATCGAGCCGCTTTTAAGCCCTCGGATAAAGACCTTTTCATAGTAATTATCTCTGAAAGTCAAGCTCAGAGTATAAATTTCCTTTCAAGAATCAAACATCACCTTCAACATTCTAAGAATTTTATAGAAATGTTTGGTGATATGGGACCTAACACAGCAAAGAGATGGACTAATAATGACATAATACTTGCTAATGGGACCAGAATGATTGCCGTTGGTACTGGACAGAGAGTTCGTGGATTCATTGAAGGGGATACTAGACCTAACCTTATTATAGTAGATGACTATGAATCAGAGCTTAATGCCGCTACACCAGAAGCTAGGGCTAAAAATAGGAAGTGGATAACAGAAGCAGTTATCCCGTCACTATCTGATGATGGAAGAATAGTGATGATTGGAACAGTTATATCAGAAGATTGTTTCTTATATTGGGCAAAAGACTCTCCAGCGTGGAAAGTTCTGTGGTATTCTATCACAGATGATGATGGGGAAAGCATATGGGAAGAAAGATTCCCTATGTCACGTATCCACGACATAAAAAGAGAGTTTGAATCAGTCGGAAACCTTAATGGTTTCTATCAGGAGTATATGAATGAAGCACAATCACCAGACAATGCACCGTTTAAGCCGGAGTATATCCAGTTACATCACTACAGTTATAGACGAATTAATGGGCAAAATTGCCTCGTTCGGACGATTGATGGTCAAGAAGAGCAAAAACCTGTGGAGGTCTATTGTGGGATTGACCCTGCTAGTAGTCTCTCTGCTAGGTCAGACTTTTTTGTTATTGCTACTATTGCTCTTGACAATGCTGGCAATAAGTATGTTGTGGATATACTCAGAGATAAAATCGACCCTGCAATCCAGCCTGACAAAATTATCGAAGTTTGGAAGAAATATCGTCCGAAAAGGATGAAAATTGAAACAACTGGGTACCAAGAAGCGTTAAGAGCTAATGTACGTAAGCTTATGTTAGACCAGAATCTATATATACCCGGTTTAGAAAAGGGAATAAAACCTAGGACCAAGAAGTCTGAGAGGCTATTATCCCTTGTAGCACCACTTGCTAAGAGAGAATTTTTCTTTAGACCACAAGATTTAATCCCCCAACAGGAGTTTTTATCCTACCCAAGAGGTAAACACGATGATGTCTTAGATGCAGTCTATTATGCACTAGATGGAGCCAAGCAATGTAGGATAAAGGATTTCGACCCAAATGCCATAAAAAAGACCAACAAAGTCCTTGATTGGCTTACGATGTAGTTTGTAACTTCGTTACGATGGCGTACGTAGAGAAAGAGACTGATATAAGTCCAGATATTGTTGATGATACCCATAAGTTATGGAAGTCATACTCTCAAAAGAGGGATTTGTGGGCTCAACAGGCACAGGAAGATACGGAATTTAGACTAGGAAGGCAATGGTCTGCCGAACAGCAAAGAATTTTACTTGAGAGGGGTCAAGCACCACTCGTAGTTAACCGTATCCATCCAGCAGTTGAAGCCGCAAAGGCTTTGCTTACTTCAGGTAGACCACAGTTCAGAGTATCTCCTAGAGAAGACAGCGACAATCAAGTAGCACAGGTATTCAATGGTATGCTCGAATATATGTGGTATATCTCAGACGGGACTCAGGCACTCCGCAATGTCATAGATGACTACTACACAATGGGTATGGGATGTATGATGGTATATATTGACCCCTTGAAAGATTATGGAAGAGGTGAGGTTGTAATAAGAGATGTGGACCCCCTTGACGTTTATATTGACCCTAATTCTCGAGAGAGATTAGGTGATGATGCTGAAAACATTATAATTTCACGACTTTTTACTAAAGAACAGGCTATGGCTATGTATCCTATGTATAAGGATGCTATTAAAAATGCCCAGAGTGATTTAGACACAGATAGACCCACTACTTCAAGAGTAGACGATAAGGGTATTGTATTCCCCGAAGATACGCAGACAAAGACCGATATAAACTGGGGGACCAACAACGAGTATGTAAGGGGTTACGAAAGATATTATAAGATTTGGGTTAAGAGATATCATTGTAAGAATAACATAGATGGGAAAGAAGAAGTGCTTCTAGAAGAGGATATGCCCGAATATCTAGCTAGACCTGCTGTTTCTATCAATGGTCAGATAATCACCGATGCTAAAAAGGCAGAGGGAATGGTCCAACAGTTGATGCAACAACACGCACAACAAGTAGAACAGGCTAAAATGTCTGAACAAGACCCACCTCCACCACCGGAAGTTCTAGAATTAACCTATCAAGATTTAGTTGAGCAGGATATTATCGAGACCGTGTCAGTACCTGTACAAAGGATTAAGATGTGTGTAATAATGGGTGACCAGTATTTATACTCACGAATCCTTCCTATTGACCATTATCCCATCGTGTTCTTTATGAACATACATAATAGAACGCCCTACCCAGTAAGCGACGTACGAATGGTTAAGGATATGCAGGAGTATATTAATAAGACACGGTCTCTGATAATTGCTCACGCAACAACTAGTACAAATACCAAGATTTTAATACCATCAGGTAGTGTAGATATGCAGGACTTTGAAGCAAGATGGGCTCAGCCCGGTGTAGCAATCGAAGTTGATATGGACCAAGGTGCTCCACAACCAGTTCAGCCTACTCCACTACCTAATACCCTATATAATAATGAGCAGACAGCCAAACAAGATATTGACCATCAGTTAGGACTCTATGAGATGATGATGGGTAATACTGAAGCGGCTCCTCAAACATATAAAGCGACTGTTTCACTAGATGAGTTCGGTCAGCGTAAGATAAAATCCAAGTTACAAGACATAGAAACCGGTTTAGTTAGAATCGGTAAGGTAGCCATACCATTGATGCAACAGCTCTATCAAGCTGAGAAGGTAGTTAGACTAGTACAGCCTAATAATTCGTTAACTGAATATGCCATCAACCAGAAGATTTACGACGATAAATCAGGCGTCACTTCGGTAATTAACGATATATCAAGAGGTACTTTCGACGTTGTTGTAGTAACTGGTAGTACATTACCAACTAACAGGTATGCACAACTAGAAATGTATATGGATGCTTACGAGAAGGGAATCATTGATAAGACTGAAGTACTTAAGAAAACTGAAGTATTTGATATGGAAGGTGTTCTTACAAGAACTGACCTTGTGCAACAATTACAAGGTCAAGTTAAACAGCAAGAAGATACTATTAAAGATTTAGAAGGTGACCTGCAAACAAGAGAACGTGAGAACTATCACTTGAAGCAGAAAGCCGAGTTAGAAAAATTCAAAGCGGACCTCGATAAAACTTCAACCCAGACCAAATCGGCTGGCAAGTTATTCGAGAAACGTCTAGATGATGCACTTGGACAAGTAAAGACGGAAGTCAAGGAGACTAACCGTGCGTCCAATTAAAATGTCCTTACCTCTTGTGCGAAGAGCAGGATAACAAAAAGGAACTCGAATGTTAAATGAAAAGGAAGTTACTCCACATCCAGCAGAACAAGTACCTGCTGTGGACACTCCCCCAGAACAAACGGAGTTGAGTCCAGATGACGTATTTAGTCGTCAGGACCAAGTTGGTGATTTTTTTAGGGCTCAGTTAGAAGACCAGCCAGAATCTAAGGAAGAATCTGTACCTGAAGTCAGAGCTGAAGTACCGGAAGAGCAACCAAATGATACTGTAAGGTATCAATACTGGCAATCAGAGGCTGATAAAGCTAAGGCTGAGAACGAACAGCTTAAACAAGCTCTAGCTCAAAGTCAAGCTCAACCTCCTCAGGTTGCAGAAGAACCAAAGAATGAGATGGAAGGATTTCCTCCACCCCCTGAAAAACCTAGGAAACCTGCTGGGTTTAATAGGGAGGAGGCTTGGTCTGACCCACAATCTCAATCTGCACAATATCTCGAGACAGTAGATGAATGGCGTGATAGTATGGACGAATACAACAGATTGCACAATGACTATAATGCCGCAGTGATGTATGAAGAACGAGAAAGGTTGCAGAAGGAGAGGTCAGACATCCAGCGTCGTCAGGCTGAAAAAGAGCAGTACGAGAATAATATGTCAAACTTGAGAAATACTTTAACAGAGAAGTATCAAGCATCTCCGGATGAGATTGCTGATTTTGTTAAGGTTATGGAGTCTCCAGACAGTGTTAATCTTGATAACCTTTTTCAGTTGTACCGACTTAAGAATGGCTCTGGTCAACCCCAACAGCAACAACCTATAGAGAATGTTTCTAGTCAAACTCCTAAAGAGGACAACTTTGACCAAATGAAACGTGCTCAACAGGTACCGTCG